CGGCGCTGCCGATACATCGGCCAGTGATGGATCTTCGGACACGCCGGCCAAACCGCCGCATCATTCCGCAAAACAACCGCGGGACAAAGGCCGGTTTTCCAAATAATTGACATGGAGGGCGCTTGGGCAAGCATGGAAAGCGAAACGCTGGTAATTGATTCAGTCGAGCCGATCAAATCGATTGAAGTAAAAGACGGCCAGGCGATCGTGGGCGCCTATGCCATCCGGTTTTCGGGTCCGGACCAAAAGGATTTAGTCGGCGAATATTTCACTCCCAAAACTTATTTGGGCTCGCATCACGGCGACGGCGCGGACGTTCTTTTTAATCACGGCTTCGCGCCCACAAAAGCTTTTGACGAAATCTGTGGCCGAATTTTTACCGCGGCCAAGGCGACGTTGGACGAAATCGGCGTTTTCGTGCAGCACACGTTGGATCTCGCAGACGAATACGAAGCGGCAATTGCCAAACTCGTTGAAACCGGAAAATTGAAATGGTCCAGCGGTACCGCGTCGCACCTGGCAAAAAAAACCGCGAGTGGCGAAATTAAGCGGTGGCCGATTGCAGAATTTTCTTACACACCGACACCGGCCGAGCCGCGGTTGCCGGCAATCGCGCCATTGAAAAGCATGACCTTAACCAAAACCGAAACCGACGAACTGACTAAAGCTTTCAGCATAGAACCGGAACCGGAGCCGGCACCACCGGCGCCGGCGCCGGCGCCGACACCTCCACCGCGGCCGGTTGACAAAGATTTCGAATACGAAAAAATCATGGACCCGGAAATTCAAGAAAAAATCGATGCCGAGGTAAAAGCGCGCGTCGAGAAATTCCAAAAAGATCAGGAAACAATCCAGGCCGCAGTAAAGGCGCGGACTCTCGAGGTTCAAGAAATTTACGCTATCGCGGACAAATTCGGGCGCCGCGGCGAAGCCGCCCGGTTTGTGGAAGAAAACAAATCGTTAGCCGAATTTCAAAAGTTTATTTTGGACCGCCTAAATGCGCAGGGCATGAAGGCGCTTTCGCTGATTCCGGAGCCGGACACCAAAACAATGAGGCGCCGCGACTTCGATTCGCTGACGGTCGGCCAGCGTAATGCGTTCTTAAAATCAGGCGGAAACGTGACCGATTAACCTATGGCAAACACATTAACCAATCTCATTCCCGACATATACGCGGCGCTTGATGTAGTCTCGCGCGAGCTCGTCGGGTTTATTCCATCGGTGGCGCGCGATGCTACCGCGGATCGCGTGGCATTGAATCAAAATCTGCGCATCGAACAAACACCGAGGAATACAGCCGGCCGCAACATCACGCCGGCAATGTCTTTCCCGGCCGCGGCGGATCAGACCATNACGCCGGCAACGTTGACGATCACCAAGCAACGCGCTTATCCGTTCAACTGGAGCGGGGAAGANCAAAAGGCAGTCGATTTCGGNCCGGGTTATNTGACCATCAAACAAGATCAGATCGCCCAGGCTATTCGGGCGCTGACGAACGAAATGGAGACGGATATTTTCAACGCTTTCCGTTCTGGGGTAAGCCGGGCGTCCGGCACCGGTGGCGCTACTCCGTTCGGGACCGCGGGCGATCTTTCGGATATAGCGAATTTGCGCAAAATCTTGGACGACAACGGAGCGCCGGCTAGTGATCGGTGGTTTGTACTCAACACCACAGCCGGCGCGAATCTTCGCGGGAAACAATCGATCTTAACCAAGGTAAACGAATCGGGCACCGATTCCACGTTGCGCCAGGGCGTGTTGCTCGATGTGTTCAATTTCGGTTTCCGGGAATCGGCCGTGATTAGCCAGGTCGCTAAAGGCGGCGGCTCGGCTTATACCACCACCGCGGCGGGGTTTGCTGTGGGCACAACGTCGATTCCGTTAATCACGGGCTCGGGAACGATTTTGGCCGGCGACGTTATCCAATTTGGTGGCACCACGGGTCCAAAATATGTGGTAGCAACCGGGATCGGTGCTCCGGGGACTATCGTCTTAAATCCACCGGGCCTAATCACGGCACTGCCGGCTTCAACGCAAGCGGTGAGTCTGGAAACTACCAGCCCAACGGCTAACATCGGATTTTCGCGAAACGCTTTCGTGTTGGCTTGCCGGTTGCCGGCATATCCGGACGGCGGCGATCTCGCCACCGATCGAATGACCGTCACCGATCCGCGGAGCGGGATTTCGTTGGAGATTGCCCAATATCCCGGTTATCGGATGGTTGTTTACGAAGTATCAGCTTGTTGGGGCGTCCTGGCGTTGAAGCCGGAGCACGCCGCAATTTTAATGGGATAAATCAAATGGCCAGACACAAAAAGAAATCAATAGATCACTCGGAGGAATCCGAGGAAAAACTCGATATGTCGCCGGCCGGATCGTTGCGCCGGATCGCGGATAGTTTTCGTGCCAGCGCGATTTGGGATCCGCCGACCGCGGCGGATTTGTTAGACAAAGAGGCGGACATACTGGACCCACCGCCGCCAGACGACGACGACGACGAAACGCCAACTGCGTGATCTCGATTATTTTACTCGTCTTTGCCTTTGTTCTATTCGCGCTCGCCACGTTCAACGTAGCCGCCAAATGGAATTTGATTGCCGCCGGCCTCGCCTTTTGGGTCCTCTCCGTTCTGCTAGGTGGCCTTAGTGGCCATATCGGATTCCATTAAACTTTAGCGGTTTGACTTCCTCGCCGCTCTGAGCATGGGCGCGCAACCGTTTTTTGATTTCGTTTCGAAATTGCGCGATGCGCAAATTGTTTCGCCGGTTTCTAGTGAGGTTCTCACTTATGATGCCGCGGTTGCCAGGTGGAAAAATAGCACTGGCGGCGGCGGCGGCGGCGGGGGGCCTGGATTTGTTACCGGCGAAATTCCTTCGGGCAACATCAACGGGGTCAATAAAGATTATGTAACGGGATCTGTTTTTATAGTTGGCAGTCTCGTTGTCTATGCGAACGGGCTCCGGATGCGATCCGGGCCGGATTACGTTGTTACTGGCTCACAAAATTTTCAGATGGTGACACCCTTAACTACTGGGGACAATCTGATAATTGATTATCGAACATGAGCGCAACACAAATACGGGGTAACACCCAAATTATTAACGGCACGATTGTTGATGCGCAGATTGCAAGCGCCGCGGCAATAGCCACATCGAAACTGGCAGATGGCGCTTTATTCATCAAGTCGGATGGGACCGTGTCGATGGGCGCGGATTTAAATCTTAACACCCATAAAATTACTAATCTTGTTGACCCAGTAAATCCACAAGATGCCGCCACTCGAGCCTGGGTCTTGGCAAACGTTTCCGGTGGGATAGTCTCGTCCAGTACGGCGAAAGCGGCTACCACGGTCAATATAACATTGTCCGGCACTCAAACCGTAGATGGAATCGCGTTATCGGTGGCCGATATTTGTCTAGTCAAAAATCAAACTACGCCATCTGGCAATGGTGTTTATACCGTAGCATCGGGCGCTTGGACCCGCATCCCTGCAATGGATACCTGGGCAGAAGTGCCAGGCATGTTGGTTACCGTTCAACAAGGCACTACCAACGCAGATACGTTATGGCTCTCAACGGCGGATGCCGGCGGCACTTTAGGAACGACGTCTATCACGTTTGTTCAACTTCCCGGGCCGAGTGATATCACGGCCGGCGCGGGTCTATTACGGACCGCTCAAGTTATCGATGTAGTTACTGCGGACGCTTCGATGACTATCAATGCCGATAGTCTGCAAGTTAAACGGGATGCTGCCGGGGCGGTAGGTTTATCCGGGTCCGGTTTAATAGTCTCCGTCGATGGGACAACGGTAGAAATCAATGCGAACGCTTTACGGGTTAAACCGTCTAGCATCGGCGATAGTCAGCTTTCCAGTACTTATCAAAAACAGGCTAATATCGTAACCCGCGAAACGCCCACCGGTTCAATCAATGGTTCTAACACTACCTTTACGCTTGCGGCAACGCCGGTTGCCGGCTCCGAGCGGGTGTTTCTCAATGGTCTTTTACAGGAACCTGGTGCCGGTAACGATTATACGATTTCGGCCGCAACAATTACTTATTTGACCGCACCTGCAACGGGCGATCGGTTGAGAGTTAATTATCTCAAATAATATGGCTACAACCGTAGTCAGAGGCGGGCAGATACAGGATTCAACGATTCAACGTGTCGATTTAGATACCTCGACGGTTGGCCAGGCGGTGATTGCCAAAGTAGTTCAAGGCACTGGGATCAGCATTTCCTCTACAGGCGGGGATTCCGGCACCGGCGACGTCACAATAAATCGCGCGGTTGCTGATGGTCTGCCTACAGGCGGCAACGCGAATGACATTTTAAGAAAGAACAGTGCCACCAATTACCACGCAGGTTGGTTACCCGGTCCCGGCTTCAATTATGTAACCAAAGCTCTTGGCGCAGGAACCAGCAACAACGCTTCTGGTCTTATGATGGGAGCAGGAGTGGCCCCTGGAGCACTGCGATTAACTGCGGCACGTAGCGGACTTGCGCTGGTGGGGGTTATGGGTTCCTGGACCAACAACACAGCAGGTGCGGCGGCGACATTCCAATTTAGATATGGCACTGGCACAGCGCCAGCGTATCAATCTGCGGGTGTGGGAACCGCTATTGGAGCAAACGTAAATTTTCACGTTCCCACCGGTACTTATCAAGCTAGTATGTCGGCGTGTTTCATTGTGGCGCTTTCTGTTGGAACCGATTATTGGTTTGATCTCGCTTTGATGGCGAGTAGCGGAACCACCACAATCAATTCGCCAGCCCTTTTCGTGGTGGAATTGTGAATTTATGATTTTCTCGGTCGATTTCGGACAAGCGCAAACTGGGATTGGTTATCAATTTCTTGATAGGGCCGGGAATCTGCTCGGGGTCCATAGCACAACCGTAACTGCGGGCTCACAACCTGGAATGTATTTTATTGACCTTAGTCCACCACAAAACGCCACGGCGATTTTATGGGATTGCGCNGAAGGAATCACGGCACGCGATGATTTTCAGGACTTGATGCGCATCGAAGGTTTCCTGCAAGAGGAGGCCGTTACTCAAATTGTTGTGGATGCTTCGCTTCAATTGCC